TCAGGAATTAGTTTATTCATAAATAATATTTTATTACCATCCTCTATATCAAAGTCAGCAGACTCAATAAAAGAAGTAATTGTTCTATTGTTTTCTGTAAAGTAATCTGCTGGTTCATTATCAAATATTTTATTATTACCTGTAGATGCACCACTATCATTAAGAGAGACACCTGTAGTAATTGTATTACCAAAGACTTCTTTATCTGCAAATGTAGTAAATACTCCTGTACCATATGTCCAGTAGTCATTCTCAGGTGAGTATATTACATAGCTATCACACTCTGTCACTCCTGATTCATCAGAAGCATACAACCATATGATCTCTTTAAACTCTGAATTAACACCTGCATAAACTTTATCTTTAAACTTAACACCCAGCCTATCAAAAATAAACTTACGTACTGTACAGTCAAGAGTTCTTACTTGACCATCATACTTATAAAAGTTATCATAGCCCATCCAATATGAGATACCATTGTAATCAACTGCTGCATGAGGAGCTATTAAACCACAGTTAGTACCAGCAGGAGTAAACTTAAAAGTAAAGGGAGGCCCAGCAAATGACATTAACCACATTGAGTTATCAGTCCAAATGTGGATAGAACTCCTAGAACGAGTCGCTCCTATAATTTTTGTACCATCAGTTAAGACTACCTCACCAGATGTAGAACTAACTGAAGGAACCCAATTACTACGGTTGTCTTGATCAGACCAACGTACCAACATAGGATTAAATGTACCACTTACTGTAGCATCAGCAGCAAACTCATTAGAACCTAAAGCTATTAGATGTCTATCATTAGGAGATACAATAATTGAGTTGACACTGATTGGAGAAGTTGTTATAGAAGTAGCCCTTATAGGTGTAGTAGACGCATCACTACTAAAGTAGAATATATTACCACCATTCCTATTAGCTACCACATCATCACCCCAGTTGTCAAGGCTCCATTGTGATATATCAAAAACTAAATCAGTTGCATCAGCACTTGCTGGTTCATTCCATGCTCTTGTCTGTGATGCACATACACCAGCTTGGAAGAGTGCAGCACCATAACCAGTACCAGCAACTGCTATAGAGTTACCTGTAGGTAGTAGATAGTTAAAGGTTGCTGATCCTACATCACTTCCTGTTGCGTTGGCAGCACTGCTTACACTAATTGTAAATACATTTGCATTTGCTATAGATGTAATAGGATATACATTAGTACTTAAACTTACAGCATTGAAAGCAGCAGTTGAAGTAAACAGTACATAGTTACCTACTACTTGTCCATGTCCAGCATCAGAACAACATACTCTTGTTTCTCCACTGGAAGTACCAAAACAGTTTGCCAAGGTAACTGCTGTAACAATAGGAGTGATGTCTACAATCCTATCTCCATCATGTTCATAGAGTTTATCAGGAGTTCCAAAGACTGCTCTCTTCTTATTATTAGACCCACTCTTATAAGTAATTAAATCTCTAGCACTTCCATCAAAAGCAACACTTACTTTAGTCTCATACCCACGCATGTTCTCAGGTTTACCAGAACGAAAGCGTACATGATTACCATCAAACCAATTACCTTCTTCTTCATATTGAGTAGATTCTCTATGAAGTCCGGCCTTTAGATTAACTTTAGATAAAAACGCCATTAACTATTACCTATCAAAATCATTCAATAATACTGCATCTACTTTATCAGAAGCTCTAACAGAGAATACTAGTAAGTCTACTGCTGCTGCTGTTGTAGTCAGGGTAGGAACTGCTCCACCTGTAAACTGAAAGACAGTATTATAAGCTAATGTTCTACTACCTGTGCCATCTTGATGTACATAGATATGTCCTGTTTGTCCTGCTGTTAGATTAGTAGGCGCAGCCAATGTTCTATTAGCACCAAGAGTAACTACAAATTGATTACCTGTGTTAAGGTTCATAACAATAGAAGCTGCATCTGCAATAGTTGTAAAGAAAGATTTGATAGCACTTCCTATTGTAACTATACCATTCAGTGCTACTGTACCTCCCAAGACTGTATTACCACTTACTGATACATCATCTTCAAAAGTAGCTTTACTTACAAAACTAGACGTACCTGAGACAGTAACAGTTGAGTCAAACTTAGCTGCTCCTGTTACTTGTAAACTTCCAAATGTAGCATCTGATTGATCTACATTATATACAGAAGCTCCATCACAAATAACATGTTGGAATAAAGTAGATGATCTATTTAGTGTGACACCTGTGTTACCTGCTACTCGCATCATCACTACATCACTGGCAGCATTGGCTGATACTTTATTAAGTACAGAGTATGCTTTAGTTTTATTAGGAATGACCAAGAAGATAGAAGTAGCCGCAGTTCCTACTGATCCCTTAACTTCTAAGAAAGCAGACCGTGACTGATCATCAGCACCATCATTGGCTGTCAAGTTAACAGTAGCTGCACTACCAATTGATATAGTAGTATAACCAGCAATGGCTTCATCAGCAAGACTAATAACCCCATCATTAAGGATTTGGCCCCAACTGTTAGGGTTTTCGCCATCCCCTTGTTTAGTAAGTCTTAGATTTGTTGTATATGTACTCGCCATTTAATCTCTCCTGAAATAATACCGTATCATTTAATTTGTACTCCCAAGTAATGTACTTCCTGATAAAGAAGTAAATGTTACAAAAGAACTATAACCATCAATTGCTGCTCCGGCTGATCCACCAGTACCCTGACCTGAATGAGCAGTACCATTAGCGCCATCAGCACCCAAAGCACCACCAGTGGCACCAGCATAACCTGTCTGATTGCCGCTGTGTGGTCCTTGCGTAGTACCTGCTGCACCACCTGCACCACCAGCCGTTAAAGTCCCATCTGCACCGGGTTCACTAGAGTTAGTAGCCCATCCAAAACCACTATCACTTGTAGCAGAAGTACCACCGGAACCTACTATGTGTCCAGCACCTCCACCACCGCCTCCTCCGCAGCCTGTGTCACCATAGTAGTCTGCGCCAGTACCACCACCGCCACCGCCGCCACCACCAGAACCAATTGTCCCAGCATTTTGTATTTGAATAGAAGTCTGCACATTCATAGCAGACCCACCATTAGTACCGTTGTTGGCTCCAGAATATCCACCCTGTTGATAGATACCATTACCACCATCACCACCAGCACCTACAATATAACCATCAGAAGCTATACTAACTTTAATAGAAGAGTTAGACCCCCATCCATCTCCTGTATCAAAAGCATAAGATGAATTAGCACTACCACCCATAACACTTCTAACATTAAGATTTACTCTTAGGTTAGCTGCTACACTATATCCTAAAGCAGAGACTGCATTTCTTAAATTATAATCAGTAACTGTTGTAGTTACAAATATATTTATTTCAGGTGCTGCCATTAATAAAAAGTTATGGAACGCTGACATTAATCTTTTACCCTATTATTAAGTATTTATATTTTCTACACATTCAGAAGTTGTTAGTTCAGCAGTAGCTACTTTACTAATTAACTCCTCTATTTGAGTCTTATAAGTTTCGCAAAGGTATCTATCAGGAAATAGTCCTGTTACTCCTTTCTCAATCACTGGTATATTAAGAGGAGCCAATGCAATGTAAGCGATAACACTTATATAATAAAACATTTATTCTACTAGTATAGGCCAGTCATAAAGAATACCGGACTTGTTTCGTTCTGCATCCCAAGACAAGAACAATGCTGCGACAGCCGCAGTGTCAGCAGCACCATCAATTGCTTCTTCCATCGCCGTGGCTTTGGTGCGGATGGCATCTCGCCATGTTGCGATGTTGCTGGGAATAGCAGTACCCTTTTCAGACTTACGAACTACAGCCCAGTCGGTCTGGCTAAGTAAAGACTCTTGCTGTGATTTAACTTCGTTTTTCAAAGTTGATTTAACACCCAATGTTACGACCTGATTGCCGTCTTTATCCAGAAAAGGTTTACCCTTTAAGTCTACTTCATTAATATCTGTTAGACTTTTAGCAGTTTTAGATATTGTTATATCGTCAGCAAGATAGCCCCATGTGTAGAGCCTACTATCTGGAGGTGTCTCTTGCACAACTTCCGTAACACCAGCAGCAGCTTTCTCTTCTGTAGACCAGATGTGCCAATTACGAGGATGAGTGATACCATTGTCATCAGTCCACGCCCTATTGGGTTTCAGTGTTTGAGTCTTATATTTAAACAATTTGGTATCTCCTGTTATCTGGCAGTAGCAGTTTTGAAGGGGTGTTCAGCAAAGGCCATATAGACGTATTCTACACCACTGGAGTTCACTCCACTTCCCGTAGTCCTCAACTTGAAACCATTTGAATTAATATCTATAGGCTGATCACCCGTAAGTTCTGCATCACTATTATTTGCGACCAATGAAAGTGAAGAAGCATTGAAAGGGCTACGCTCAGTATCTTTCATAATCCATTTATTATCAGCGGTTGACTTAATCAGCAAAAATGCTGGCT